AGTCAAAGGTGAAGGCGATCACCGGGGTAGAAATGCTGCTCTGTCCAGAGTGGTTGTAATTGCGCCCGGCTGATGTCACCTGGTATGCGGCTGCCGGTAGTTTGGCATCCTGCGGGATCTTTCCTGGGTACAGGCGCAGCCCGATCAGGGCCTTCACCGCCGCATTGCCGGTCACCAGGGTAACGATGGCTTCTTCGATCATGCGATGGTTTCCTTATTGATCTCGTCCAAAAATACCTTGCCGGCGATCTCCCTGACCAGGTCTATATTGTGAGTCATGGCTTTTTTCAAGAATGGTTTTTTCTTCATCCCCGGATGCTGCACGGACTGGATAACCACCAGGCCATTGCGGCCTTCGAAGGCCAGCGCTTTGGCTTTCTTGGCTTTGATCGTATGCACTTTGGCGCCGAGCTCGAAGAACTGATAGAACCAGTGCTCCTTATCCGGGCCGATGTCCACCACCGCCAGGTCTTCGGTGCTTTCTCTTTTTGACTGCCGCGCCAGGATATGCGGACCGTGCGCGCCAGCAGTGGCTTCGGCCAGGATCGGCATTTCGCCGGCGCGGGCCGCCTTGCTGTTGGCGCGCTGTACGCCAACGCCGAGCCGGTGAAGTTTCTCATGCAGCTCCTTGTCGCCGATCAGCTCAACCCGCACTTTGCCTCTTGCCATTACAACCTCAACACTGCAAAACTGACATCGTCCGCCGAGGCGGCGATGTAGACCTGGCCATCCGCTTGCATCCATCCCTCGGGCTGGAAAGGCCCAAAGGCGGCGATCTCGCCCGCCCCGATGCTGTAACTCGTGATATTCCCGGAGCGCTTCCTCTCATCCACCACGCTCGTGATCGTAACGGTCTGAGCGCTGTTTTCTCCGTTTTTCACCAGCAGGATCTCCCCGCCAGTGACCGGAAAACCGGCCCCATCTGCAAAACTCGCCCCGGCGGAGGTAAAGGTCACGTCAGCCGCATTGGCTGCCGGTTGCAGGGTCGGATAGGCTCCGAGTAGTTTTTGAGGGGTCAGGACCAGTCTCGTCATAAGCTCTCCTCGATCAGCTCCTTGCACATTAACTGGATCTCGCGCCGCTGTTCCTTGACGTGGATCACTGAGACGATATTGAAATAGCGGTTGTTATACATGACCCGCATGGACGGCTTGATCCCATCCCGGTAGCGGATCCTGAAACGGATATCCAGGTCAGCCTGCAGGCGGGAGGCCTCCAGGTATTCCTGGCCGCGCAATGGCTCAGCCGAACCCCACACCGTGGCCACTTCGCTCCAGACGATCACCTCCTCTCCACTTGCGCCGCGAGTTGGAGTTTTCTTTTGGATGTTCAAAGTCTGTCGCAGATCGCCTGGGTTCATGCTTGCTCCTCCAGTTCGAGTGCCTGAGCCTCAAGCTGCACCAGGCAGGATATCAGGCCCGCCCCCAGTGTAGTAATGCCTTGCCCGAGCATGCCTGGCGTCTCATACCATTGCACCAGGAGTATCCTGGCAGCCCCTTTGGCCACCGGATTGATCGTCTCATCTAAGGCCCAATCCCGCCCGGTGGCGTATTTGATATACCAATCAATCTGCGGCAGGAGCATCAGCATATTCGCGTCATCATCTTCGCAGCGCAAGATAATCGCCGCTTCTGCAGCGGTCAGGATATTCGTCCCGCCTGGCTCCGACCAGATCGATCCTGATCCTGAAACCTGATAGAGCAGGTTTTGCTGTATTGCACCCGCCGCCGTCACGCGCAACGCCAGTGGCCCAAGAGTGTCTGTTTCTGAGACGGTTAGCAGATAGGAATACCAACCGCTGCCGATCTCATCTTTTGTTCCACTCCCGGCCATGAAAGAGGCACCATTTTTGGATAGTTCGACAGTAAAAGTGTTTCCAATGCCGATGAGTTCACCTCCGCCTGCGTCGACTATCACGAATGCTATCAGTTTCTGGAATCCAGATCTAATTAAATCGCTCATTCTTCCATCCTAATATTTATTGATCTGTCCATAGATTTGAATAAAGAAGACAAGCTAATTGCGTTGTGAGTCTCTTGATCACTATCGCCGGAGGCGGTGAGCACGCTTATTGCACTGCCTATCTCAGTGATTGTTACTGTTTCACTTCCACTAGCAATCAGCAAACTTATTGCTTCACCTGCCTCGGTATAGGTTACTCCGCCGGATGGAATATAATCATCTGCGCCTGTGCCAGTCAGGATGGTCGTTGCCTGACCGGTATCAACAAAGGATAACAATTCAGCACCGCTGGCGGTCAAAATACTCGTTGCCTGGCCTGTATCTTGATAAGCAGCTATGTCCGCTCCGCTTGCAGTCAGAACACTAATAGCCTGACCTGTTTCGGTCAGTGTTTCCTCTTCAACTCCAGAAGCAGTCAGAACACTAATAGCATTACCAATTTCAGTGATTGTTACTGTTTCAATGCCAGTTGCATTTAGAATACTCGTTGCCTGGCCTGTTTCGGTCAACGTTTCTGCTTCAACACCAGTTGCGGTCAGAACACTGATAGCCTGTCCGGTATCAATAAAAGTTACGGTATCAGCACCCGAAGCCGTTAGAACACTGATAGATTGTCCAGTCTCAGTCAGCGTTAGCGCTTCGACGCCAGATGCGGTTAGAACGGTTGTCGCTTGTCCAGTATCGGCAAAGGTAAGTAAATCAGCGCCGGATGCAGTTAGAACAGAAATAGCGCCGCCCGTCTCGGTATAGGTAGTTCCATAAGGTCCAATCAATCCCCCATCATTGTTAACAACCAATTCATCGAGATAAAATGTTCCAGATACGGTAGAAGGAGGAGCTACTGGTACTCCTAATCTAACCACATCTAATTTTGTGGCTCGATCATAATTATCTATGCCAGTTCTAGGAGTTCCCTCTGCTCCATCAACCCAAATTCGTATTGATCCATTTGCCGATAAATTGGTGGTCGCTCTAGTTAATAATATTTCCACAGAATGTGGTGCATCAGTTATGGCAATTATTGGGGTTTCTGTTTCTGTGCCAAGATCATCGTAGATAAATCCAACTATTCTATATCCAACTCCAGTGCTATACCTTAACTTGCAACCTGCAAATTGTGTCGTCCCATATTCCATCCGGTATGTGTAGAATCCGGTAGTAGCAGAAAATGTAATGGTATTGGGATCAATATGAAACCTACTACTCCATATATTTGATGAATCATTTAGTCCAGTTTTCGACCCATATATAGCTGTTGTATCATCAATCAGAACCGCTAATGCCCCCTGAGTTCCTGCTACAGCCTTGGCAGTTGCATCCTCAGCCCAATAGAGATCACCACCATCCGTTACGGTAGAGGTAAACTCGTTTAGGTCAGTTTCAAGGCGGATATTGACAATAACACTCATATGAGTTTATGCACCACTAAATTGGATCGCTGGCGTTACCTTGATGACGTCGCCAGTTGCCAACGTGCGGATCAACCCGCTGTCGAAGTTGGCAAAATAGATCGTGACATCTCCAGCGCCACTGGCGCTGTTAGTGGCAAGGAAAAAGCCATCCGCCGCAGTCCAGGCTCCGCCCGCTGTCGGAAACGTCACCTGTCCGGCAGTAGATTTGCGCCCGTTGCCATTCGTTGCTTGTGCGCCCCAAGACGCCGCCAGGATTTGCACGCGCGCATAAGATGTGCCGCTAACCTCTGTCCATCCTGCTGGCGAGGCTCCGCCCGTAGCCGTTCTGGCTGGTACGGTCGAACCGGTCAGGCCGGTGAACAAGCCAATATAAAGCGATGTGACATTTGTCCCATTTTTGGGGACGATACCCATAAGTTTATCTAATCCCTCATCCGTGAAAATTGTTGCCATAAATCATCTCCTTTTTAACATTTCTGTGACCAGCGGGCCGCCTACCGCGGTAATCCGCTGGTCGAGTTGGTTCATACATCGCCGTCAGGATATTTTTTGTCAGAACTCAGGCTCCTGTTGGCACCTCTTCAGATGCACCCGAATGGGTGTCCGCCTCACTAACCGGCGCGTCTGCATCCAGGACCTTCAGCCAGTGCTCGCAGTCCTGGATGGCGCCCAGATAAGCGTTCAGATTGGCCTGTAGTTGTGTCAGGTTATTCTGGACCTGCGCCTGCTCTATCTTGAGTTGCTCCAGGCGTTTTTCGATCTCTTCACGTGTGATAACCATAGGTCACCTTATGTGTTCTGGACATATAGCGGGAGGTAGTACACCGCATTGAAGGTGCCATTGTTGATCAGTACCTTCAGCACAGCCTGGGCAGCAGATCCCCCAGTCGCGCCAGGCGAACCAGTCGTAGTTCCCGCCGCAGCAATGAAGGCCGTTGCCCCGCCCGTCGGTTTAACGAAGCTGGCGAAGTACGCTGCATCCGATTGGGCATACAAAAATGCCTGGTACTTAAGATCCTTGTTGGAGGTAATGCGGATGGCGTTGAATTCCTCAAACGGTTGCCCGGTGACGCCCAGCCCATCGATCCACAAGCCCGAGAGCTCGCCTGCGCTCAGCGTACCGCCGGTCGCATCCAATTGAGCGATCAGGGCGGTTGCCCGGCTGTCTGCATGTCCCAGCGTGCCGGTAATGACCAGCTTGCCCTGGGCGCCATAGTAATAAGCGCCGCCGATGTCGTTTACACCCGAAAGCGTTACCAGCCCGCGCACCGCCGCCAGCGTTCCACCGGAGATATGCGCATGACTGGCTGTGATCTGGCCATGCACCTGTCGCACGGTTCCCAGCGCTGCAGTAGCAATAGTTTGCAGTGTGATGATCGGATTTGGATAAGCGGTCAGTGCCGCCAGCAGAGTATCTGGTGCGATGACCTTGCTGGTCACCGCCCCAGCCTTGACTTCGGCAGACGAGGCGAAGGTGGTCGCCCCGGTCAGGCCGGTGATGGTCGCACCTCCTGCAACGGTTATAACCGCGGCCGCTTGAACGGTCAGCGTTCCGCCAACCACCCACTCATCACCGCCATCGATCATGTTGTTTTTTGTAATTGGATATCCCATTTCTAACTCCTTTTTAGCCTCGTATTGCGAGGGTCATCCAGGCGGGCAGTTGCCCACCCGCCTATTATTGTTGATTACCAGAACAGGCTTATGTTGGCAGGGTGATATGCAGCAGCCCCATCGAGGCCGCATCCATCACTTTCGCATCGGCGCGCAGGATACCGCGCACTTCGGTGTTGTTGTAGCGCCAGGCATCTCCGCCGATGTTGGTGCTCGCCAGCTCATAGGGCATCCGGCGGAAGAACGTCAACCACTCACGCCCGTCGCCGATGGCGATCTGGGTTTTGAGGTTGGTATCGGTATCTGCGAACAGGGCGGTCGGGATGACCACAACCGTTCGCCCTTTGACACGGAACGCGGTCGCCTGAGATGGGTCAGGCTGTAACAGCGGGCGTCCCGTTCCATCGTCGAGCTGGTCCATCAGATCCAGGCCGCTCTGGTTGCAGAAGATCGTCGCACCCGCACTGACTGCCGGGTCGAGGGTCTTGTTGAGCATGGTCTTGATCGCCGACAGCGTGAGTTTGTAGTCCGTCACGTTGGTATCGCTCACGGCCTTCAAGAGGGTGGCGATGATGGAGGTATTGGTCAATGCGGCCTTTTTCGCCAGCCAGCGTGACAGATACGCCATGATCTGCGCCGGGGTGTCTGAGAGCAGGTTGGTCACGATCGGAATGTACCCGGCATATTCGACGATGGTATAGGTCACCTTGCTGAACTCCGGATCCACGGCCTCGGCCACAGTCTGGTTTTCGGTATGCGCAGCAAAAGGAGCTGCCGGACCCGCCTGCTCAACCGCTCGCCAGCCCGTAAAGGCCGACACATCCTCGATGTTGAACCAGGCCGGATTGGCGAGGTCGGTATAGGTGCGCATCAGTTCCTTGATTTTGCCGTCAAAATCGGAGGGAAGCAGGTTTCCACCTTCGTCACCGGAGTCGCCGGTTTCGGTCAGGGCGTCGAGCAGAATGCCATATTTCTCGGAGCTGTGCTGTCCCGATCGGATTGATTTGGGAGTTGCGCCATTTTTGAAGGCATCCCAAAACGCTCGCTTATACTCTGGGCTGGCGCGCAGGTCGGTGATATCCTTCGGTTCAGGATCGCC